GGCTCTCCTTCTTTTTTGTATGCTCTATTAACAGCCAGTGTATATCTTGCTATTGCTAAAGGCTTATCGCTTTGTGTATATCTAACCTCCGGGTCTCTCGTGAGTCTTCCCATCAAAATCACCTTGTTCATACTCTTAACCTCTCAATCTATAGTTATTCTCCGGTTTTCTTTCAACGCTGATGTGGTTGTTTCCGCACCTCTGTTTAATCCTGCTTCCTGTTGCCTCGTCTATGTCTAACAGCTCTCCCAGTGTTCTTTCACTGGATATAATCGTTATCAAATCCCTATTGTTATAGCGATAGTTCAGCAGCTCAAAAGCTATATTTACATCAGCCGTTGTCGGCTGTTTCCCTTTCTCCGTCTTGAAGAAGTCATCTATGTACAGCACATCGGTTCTTTTGAACTTTTCAATCATCGCTCCGTATTCCTCATCGTTGTTCTTGACTGCTTTCAGTTTGACCGTGTCGTCCGTCCAACGCATATACAGCACTTCTCGACCTTTTTTTATCAGGTATGAAGCAATGGCAGTGCATATATGGGTCTTTCCGCTGCCGACCTGACCGCCGATGTAAAACCATCCTTTGGGGTCTTTCGCAAACTCAACGGCTTTTTCCAGTATTCCCTTTTGCCAAGGCTTGTCCGCTTTGTAGTTTTTGAATGTGTATTCGGCAACACTGTCTTTCAAACCGCTTCTTTCAAGCCTTGCCATGTTTGCCCTGATTTTCATACACTCACACGGAACAGTAACCATGTATATCCCCTGTGCCTCGGCAACAAAACCTCTGTTTTTGCACTTCGGGCAGTCATAACCGACCATGTTTCCCTCAACTGCATTCATTCTCTCGGCTTCCGCTATTGCCGCTTCTCTCATTCGTTTTTTTCTATCGTCAGACGTTGAGTCCGTCTTGCAGGTATTCATCCCATTTGCCTTTACCGCTAAGTTCATGCTTCTCCTCTCCTTTCAACCTGTCCCAGATAATGCCTCGCCACCCGTTCGCCATGCTTTCATCCATCAACGCCATTACAGGGTTTTCGCCGTACTCTCCGCTTTTTTGGCTTACTCTGTTCAGCAATGCGGTCAGTCCCGTCGATTTATACGTTTCTCGTCTCTCGCTCTTGTACTTTAGCCATTCTCTGATTTTGATAACCATGGCTTCCGAGAAATCGTATTGGCTGATGATGTCCTCTGGGGTTTCTTTTGGGGTATCTTTAGATACCCTTTTCTTTATTTCTTCCCTTCTTACTTTCTTACTTTCTTCTATTGTTGTGATTTGACTGTGATTTGTCTGTGGTTTGTCTGTGATTTGACTGTGATTTGCCTGTGATATGTCTTGGTACAGACAATAGTTTTTTACCGTAATTACGCTGAATTTTGACTGTGATTTGACTGTGATTTCTCCTGTGCTTTTCAGCTTGCTTAGTGATGTCCTTACTTGATTAACCGTCAATTCGGTTTCTTCTGCCAGTTTCGGATATGAGGTTACAAACGAACCTCTCTTTATTTCCTGCCCTTGAAATCGTCCGTCTTTCCAATTCGCTTTTAATATCAAATGTATAAATAACCTTGTGGTATTAATATCGCTGTACCATTCCCAGTCTAAAATCCCTCGGTCTATTTTTATAAATCCGCCGTCCAATTTTGTTCACCTGCCTTTGCAGCAGAGTTAAAAGGTTTCCTTAAACAGTTCCATGAAGTCATCTAGTCGTAAGCAAGCCACCCAATCGCAGTTGTTTTTTCTTGTAAATACTACCGGCAACTCATCTTCTCTTGCGTCATTTATTGCCTGGTCTAACGCTTCATACATTCTGAATTTCTCCGTCCGCTTGACTTCTATATGCAGTCCGGGGACACCGACTACATCTGCGTCCCCGTTTGCTCCGCAATATTGCTGACCTCTTCTTGCTTCAAAGCCGTGTTCACGCAATATCAAGGCAACCTCACGCTCTCCACGTTTTCCCTTATCTCTACTAAACTTACTCATATTTCTACCTCATAAATAATTCTTTCCTATTAACCGCATAAACTCTTCTCTTGTATGTCCGTCCGCTTCGTATGCCCTCTGGCAGTCCTGTTTTAACTGCATATCCAGTTCTATATTTCCGTTATGTATTCCCTCGGAACTCATGTTGTGAAGCTCCGGAATGAGCCATACCCAAAAGCCGTGCTTATCAGATATGGCTCTGTTGCCTGTGCCGTAGTAGATGTGATGCTTGTGCAGTCCGTATTCTCTGCCTGTTATATAGCAGTATTTCTCTTTTCCTTGCAAAACCGAAACGCTATGCGAACCTTTCACTTTTCCACTCTCTTTTCATACATTCTAACTGTTCCGGCGGTAACGTCTCTATCCCCTGTTCCTTACAGTCGTTTACAACGCTGTCTATCAGTCTTGACATCTGCTTTGTGTTGTACGAACTGCTGCCGTAGTACAGGTTTATAAGGCTGAAACCTTCATGCTCTCCGTTATCGGTCTTTTCGGCTATCCAACCTAATCCGTGGGACTTCCACATCTTTATGATTGTATCTACCGCCTTGTTATCTACCTCAACGCTTCGGTAAATACCCATGTGCTTTATATACTCCCAATAGGTTTCTTCCTTGCTTATATTCAGCTTTTCGGAAAGCCTGCCGATAAGCTCCCAAAAGTAAGCGTTTGCCGACAGGCTTCTTCTTTTTCTGTATTTGCTTACCGCTACTGTCAGCGTGTCTCCTGCCTCCTCTAAGGCTGTCTTAATGCGTGCTTTCTCTCCGTAGTTCAATTTATCGACTACAAACGAAACCTCCGTCTCTCCGCTTTCCAGAGCCTTAAACGATATGCTGTTTTTGGCTTTCAACGTAGCCAGTTTATCGGACATGCGATCACTTCCTTAATTCTCGCCTTGCTTTAATCCTGTTCAATATTGCAGACACTTGCATTGGTGTAAGTTCTTCTATTTTTGTAGCATTGTAATGTTTTAAAGTATCTTCTAAGCCTTTGTTTTCTGCAAAGTAGTCTTTAATTTCTTTTATAGTTTCCGGTGGTATCGGTCTTGGTTCGTTAAGTGATACTTCAACCGTTTCTTTAGGGACATCGTCAACCGTTTCTTCAGGGACATCCGTTTCTATACAATCTCCCCATTCATAAATAATTGTCTTATTCTTTACATCGGATATTGACAGTCCTGTTATTTTTTTGTTGACAATCTTTATGTCATTGACAGCGAATACTTTCTTTGTTTCGTATCCGCCCCTGTCATTCTTCTTTAACCCAGCTGTAGCGGCGTCTAACCAGATGAAAGGCGAAGTATACAATTCTCTGCCTATTCCCCAGTTTGTTCCAGCTCTCTTAAAACTGTCAGACGCTTCACCTTTCTTTTCGTTACCGTTGCCGTCCTGTCTGCTCTCAACACCGCAATCCGACTTTTCTATCCAAACAGGCTCTAAAGTTGTGTCGTAATAGTTACGATTAATAGCAATTCCGCAAAACAAGTTTCCTTTGCAATCGTAGTGCCTACGTTGCCAATTCATAGGACCGACTGTTTCATCGAGGATTGCCATATCACATCTGGCGTCCTTATAAAGCAAAAGGCTTAAGCCTGTCCCTGCCCTGCTTATCGTTCCGACTCTAACCTCTATCTCATCTGCGGTTAAATCACGAAATTCAAACATTATGCTTCCTCCTTATTTATCCCGAACATCTCCAATACATCCGATATGTCCAGTCCCTTTTTTAAACATCCGCAATGATAGTACTCTTCGTATATGTGATAGAACTCTTGTCCCTCTCTTATGGGCTCTCCGCAGTATTCACACTTATATACCTCTTTCGGAAGCATTACTTCCTCATTCGGGCAGCCGTGTATATGGGGATATGTATGGCAGTATTCACATGTCATCGCCAACGCCCCCTATTGCGCTGAGTTTTTCTCTAAGCTCGTTGTTCTCTTTTTTGTACTTATCTATTTCGTACTGCAATCTTGTGTTTTCATCCTCTAAAACATCTATATCCATGTTCAGGGATGTTACTTTCCAGACCAGCATTTTTTCAAACTCACGGTCATTAAAATTTCTGCTTTCGTTCATTCCTCTTCACCCTTGCCTTTTCTTCCGTTTTCGGTTATCATATAAGTAATCATTTTTCTTCTTGCCCCTTGTCGGAGTTGCCGCTCCGCAGGGGCTTTTTTATTTTCTATCATCTCAACTCTTTCCTCAACTTTCTGTTATGCTCTCTGAGCCTGTTATTCTGCTCTCTAAGCTCTCCGAACTTCGCTATGATGTAAATAACTCCTAACGCCGTTAAGCCTGTCAGAGCCTCGTATACGCTTAATGCTCCCATGTTTTCACCTCTTCTTTTCTTTCTCAAAATGTTCGCAGACTTTCATTGGTTCTTGCGGTTTTTCGTCATTTCCCAATACGCACACTCCGTAGCCTGTCGGGAAATACATATATACGTTTCCTCTGTTTTTCAAGTAAAACTGTCTGTAATGCTCACAGTTAATACAGCAGCGTTCATTCTCTTTTATTGCGATTATGTTTTTCATTGATTTAGCCTCCTTTGTTATCACTTTGCTAACATATTTATTTATCTATATGCTAACATTCGTTAGTAGAAATGTCAATATCAAAGTGATACAATATGCTAACAAACATTATCGGAGGTGTTGCACATGGCTGTAATAAAAATTCAAACAGGTTTGCGCCTTGATGAGGTAACATACAACAAACTTAAATATCTTTCCGCTAAAGAAAACCGTTCGCTTAATAATCTTACAGAGTACATTCTCAAAAAGTATCTTGATGATTATGAGAATATCAACGGCTCTATTCCTTATCAGATTGAGGAATAACTCCTTCGTCAAGAAACTTTATGCCGATGTTTATAAGCATTAAAACCAACTGATTAACTGACACTCCCATTCGGCTTGCTCTATTTTGCAAATCTGTATGTATTTTTTCCGGTATTCTTAAGCCGGTCTGTATCTTGTCATTCATTTTTATTTCCCCTTTCAGGAGGTGCTTTATGAAATATAGTTATCTTGTAGAATGTAAACATTGTCATAATGAAATTCAAGGTATATACGATTCGGATAAAAATATAGTGTACCTTGACCGATGTCCTCATTGTTTGCAAGACTTTTCCGGTTCAGATACAGAGTACTTGCGTCTTATTTTGGATTATATAAGTTCTACTGAACGTAGATGTCCGTTTACCGTTCTGGATATTCATCGCAAAAATCTTTGAGTATTCCTATCAAGGTGCAACATACCAATGTTACCGATTTTGACAGTTGCCTTAAGTCGGCAATCAGTTGTTCTTTATCTTCTTTGCTTAAATTTATGCCCGCTTCCTGTCGGGCTTTTTTTAGATTTTCTCTCATTTTTATCACCCCTATATTCCGCACAGGCTACTCCTCTTGACCTGTCCTTACATCTGCGCCACTTCGCACAGCTTTTGCATTGGTCTTTCACCGCCTACCTCTCCTTTGTATTGACCGAATACAGCCTTTAATCTTATAGTCGTCCAACTCCGCTTCTTTGCGTATTTCTATAAGTACTATTTCCTTATACGTTTTCCTGGCGGCGTCATCCAACTTCTTATCGCTCTCCTCGTTTGAGAGCTTCGTATCTTTCTTTATAACGCTCTGCTCTTTCATGCTCCTGCTCCATTTCTCTGCTTATGTGGTGTATGTATATCGCGCTGATGATTGTTATTACTATCCCATAGGCAAGCCAGAAGCTTACTGTTTCTACTGCTGTCATTTCATTTCCTCCTTTCCCTCTATCAACTCTGCTATGTCGATATTCAATTTTTTGCACACTTTTCTTAATTCGCTTAAACGAAAATGTGAAGGACTTCGCAGCCTTTCATATAATGTTGATACGCTCAATTGCGCAGAAACGGCTAACTCGGTTGTCGATATTCCGTTTAACTCCTGTTTGTAGATAATCATTGCTCTGATTTGTTTATCAAGCTCATTATCTTTGTTGATACCTAATTTACTTTTTGGCATTTCTTCTCACCCCGCCTTGCCCTCTTTTTTTTTTCGTAAAATTTTTTTTTTTTTACTTCTT